GGGAACAGGCCGCGCTGGAGTATGCCAAGGGACTGCAGCATCAGGCGCAAACGCTGCAGCAACGGCTGGTCCATACCGATTACAGCCGCCTGCATGAGGCCAAGGCGCGGCTGGACACCCAGCAAACGGCGTTGCGCCAGATTATCCAGAAGGCGCGGGAAGAAAACGACGTTACGACGGAAATCGAGGCTCAGGAGCGGCTTTCTGCGCTGGTTCAGGAGCAGCGGCAGGTGGCTCAGTGGCTACATCAGCAGGAAGCGGCGGCTCGTCAACCCGCCCCTGCGCAACAGCAGCCTCAATATCAGCAGCAGGTTCAACAGGCCCCTCAAAAACCCGCGCCAGACCCCCGTGCGGAGGATTGGGCGGCTAAAAATGAGTGGTTTGGCCAGAATCGGATGATGACCTATGCCGCATGGGGCATTCATCAGGATTTGATTGAGAAAGAGGGCATTGACCCGAATTCTGACGACTACTATACTGAGCTGGACCGAAGAATTCGGGATGAATTCCCGAAATACTTCGCAGGCGATCAATCGCCTAACCCTGTTACCAGACAACAGCGTGTCGCGCCTGCTGTTGCACCTGCATCCCGGAGTTCCGGAATAAATAGTGCGCGCAGAACTGTCCGGCTATCGCCGAGTCAGGTTGCCATTGCAAAAAAGCTGGGTGTACCTCTCGAAGAGTATGCCAAGTACGTGAAGGAGTAAGTCATGAGCGAAAAAGTTACCATCGACCGAGCCAGCCGTTCCGCCGAAAGCCGGGACAAGGAAACTCGTCGCAAGCCGTGGCGTCCGCCTTCGCGTCTGGATGCACCTCCTGCCCCTGAGGGCTACCAATACCGTTGGATTCGCGCAGAAGTCAACGGTAACCTCGACAACCAAAACGTGTACAGCAAATTGCGTGAGGGATACGAACTTGTTCGTCCCGAAAATATTCCTGAGGAATATCGCGCAACGCTGCCCACGATGGACGACGGCAAACATGCTGGCGTTATTTCGGTTGGCGGTCTCTTGCTTGCCAAGATTCCGGACGAGACGGTGGCTGAGCGGAACGAATACTTCCGTCGTAAGGCGCAGGACCAGTTGCAGGCAGTGGACAACGAGATGATGCGTGAGAACGCTCACTCTTCAATGCGTATCCAAGCTCCTGAACGGAGTTCTCGCACCACATTCCGCCAGCCGTAAGGCTGGATTTCCATCTCGTAGGAGAATCAAATGGCAAACGTCGATAAGCCCTTTGGTCTGCGTCCGTCGGGCAACCTGTCTGCTACTGGTGCACAGAAGCAGTACGGCTACCAGATTGCGGACAACCAGGCCGGGGCTATTTTCCAAGGCGATCTGGTCGTCGTTTATGACGGCTACATCATCAAGTACGACCCGGCTACGCACGCTGCCCCCACGGGTGTGTTTAACGGTGTTCAGTACAACGACCCGACTCGTGCGAACAAGCCGACCTGGAAGAACTACTATCCGGGTAGCGTGAACGTCACCGTCGGTACGATTGACTGCGAAGTCCTCGACGACCCGAACCAACTTTTCCTGGTTCAGGCTGACGGCACAGTTGCGCAGGCTGACATTGGCAAAAACGCTGATCCGACCGCTTCTACTACTGGTAGCACCACCACTGGTGTGTCCAATGGTTCGCTGTCGTCTGCGTCGATTGACAAGACAGCAGCGCTGACCTTCAAAATCGCAGGCCTCTATCAGTCTCCCGACAATGAGCTGGGTGACTACGCGGTGGTCGTTGTTAAACTCAATCAACACCAGTACGGTAGCGTCGGTGTTGCTGCTGACGGAGCTTAATCATGGCAATTACCCGTTCACAACTCGTTAAAGAACTGGAGCCAGGCCTTAACGCTCTGTTTGGCCTGGAGTACAAGCGCTACGAGAACGAGCACGAGGAGATCTTCTCCATCGAGACCTCGGACCGTGCGTTTGAAGAAGAGGTCATGCTGACCGGCTTCGGTTCTGCCCCGGTGAAGACCGAAGGTGCTGGCGTGGCGTACGACACCGCTCTGGAGTCGTTCACCGCTCGCTACACCCACGAGACCATCGCCATGGCGTTTGCGCTGACTGAAGAGGCCGTTGAGGACAACCTCTACGACCGTCTGTCGGCTCGCTACACCAAGGCTCTGGCTCGTTCGATGGCCAACACCAAGCAGGTCAAGGGCGCTTCCGTGCTGAACAACGCCTTTACGGGCGGTGCTTATGCTGGCGGCGACGGCGTGGCGCTGTGCTCCACCGCTCACCCGACGGCCCTGGGCCCGAACTTCGCGAACCGTCCGACGGTTGCTGCTGACCTGAACGAGACCTCTCTCGAACAGGGCATCATCGACATCGCGGCGTTCACGGATGAACGTGGCCTCAAGGTCGCTCTGACCGCACGCAAGATGGTTGTTCCGAAGGAGCTGCAGTTCACTGCTGAGCGCCTGATGAAGAGCACTCTGCGTACCGCAACGGCTGACAACGACATCAACGCAATCAAGTCTATGGGCCTGATTCCGGAAGGTTACGCTGTCAACCACTACCTGACCGACACGGACGCTTGGTTCCTGATTACCGACGCTCCGAACGGTCTGAAGATGTTCCAGCGTTCGCCGATCAAGACCGCCTTTGAAGGCGACTTTGACACCGGCAACGTGCGCTACAAGGCCCGCGAGCGTTATTCGTTCGGCTGGTCTGACCCGCGCGGCATCTACGGCTCGCCGGGTGCCTAAACCGGATGAAAAAGGGGCCTTGTGCCCCTTTTTCTTTTGGTATATATTGAATTCATTCTGGGGTCACGGGCGTATCAGACTAGTCCCAGCTAGACGACATGCAGACGGATACGCCACAAACTCGCATGTGAGGAATTAGCATGGCTACTACGACCTTTACCGGGCCAGTCGTTTCGCAAAACGGCTTCTCGTCGGGCACTTCTACGTCCCCCGTCTCGGTTACTACCGCTCAAAATATTGCTTCGTTTTACGGAACGACCTCGGCCACCACGGGCGATACCCGCCTGATGTACGAGCGCCTGACGTTCACTTCGACTGGTTCGGGTGAGACGCTGCGTGCTTTCTCTGTTGTGACCGGCACCAACGCTGCGACGGCAGGCACCATCAACGGTGCGCACATCTCCACTTCGATCAACGGCACTGGCACCATTTCTGGTGCTGCCAACGTCATTCGCGCTACTCTGGGCGGCACGTCCACGACTCCTGGCGGCACGCTGGCGGTCATGCAACTGGACACCGACTACGGCACCAACGTCACGCTGGGCGCAGCCTCGTCGTTCATCCGTGTGACGGACAGCGGCACTCAGACTGGCGAGGTTCAAAACCTGCTGAATATTGAGACCGGCCCTGCTGCCACGGTTGCACCGACCGCCACTGCCGTGGCTACGGTTTCCAAGGCTATTAAGGTTCGGATTGGTGGCACCAGCTACTACATCCCGGCTTACGCTTCGTTCAGCTAATGCTGATAACCAAGGAGTTCTTGGAAAGCGAAATTGGTGACCTTGAGCGCGAGATTCAGAAGGCAAACGTCTTCATTATCAAGGCTCAAGGCACCATTGAAGCCTACAAGATGCTGATCCACCGGTTGGAAACTCCAGAAGAAGCCGACGACGATCAAGGAGCCTGACATGGGTTTTCAATATGACGTAAGAGCGAAAACGATGACGGCCACGGGGGCAACGCAGATTGGCACTCCCCGTGCCCGTATCAAGGCTGTGTATGCGCTTTTGGGCGCAAGCACGGGTTCCGTATCTTTCAAGGATGGCGGATCAGGTGGTACAGAACTTTTGAAGTTTGATACGCCTGCCAATACGGTGACCGGATTCATGTATGCCCTCTTGCCGCAGGACGGTGTCTTGTTTGAAGCAGATCCGTATCTCACTCTCTCGAACGTGACTTCGGTGACGTTTATCTACGGCTAAGGAGCCCGCTATGGGACGCGCAGCAAAAATGGCGATTGATCAGTACCAAGGCGAAGTTCAGCCCGGTGCTCAAAAGCAGGACATGTCCAAAGGCGGTCCTCAGCAAACCCCGCGCAAGGATTATCAGAAGCCGTCGGCTTCGGTAGCTCCGCGTGGCGTTGGCGTGGCTCGCAACAAGCAGTGCAAGATGTACTGATATGGCTAAGACAGCGGCTTGGCAACGCAAAGAGGGCCAGAACCCGAAAGGGGGCCTGAATGCAAAAGGTCGTG